AAGCCTTTTTAGATGATGCGATCTTTCCGTCAAAGATGATGTAAGAGATTCTTTTATCGCCAGACTTTGCAAGGAGTCGAATCTGATCGACCAGGTCAGGCATGACATCGGGCTTCCTGCCTTTGCCTGCAAGGTCGCGGTCAACATCGATGGCACGAACCCATCCTTGTGCATCTGGATTATGATCAGACTTGCGCGCAGCGTGTCTTGTATCGCCGATCCAGCCGTCCGAAGTTCGATCTCTACCTGGGAATGCATCATCGATCTGCTCTCTAAGCTGGATCGCGGAGCGACTTAAACGAGGCTTCACAGGTCACACACTCCCATCGCTTTAGATCATTAAGTGTCAATTCTGGATGATCGCACGGAGCAGGCGCTATGAATGCATCATCGATAGGGTCGTATGTGTATCCAACGCCTGCGTAGTTATATCGAATGTTCCCGTTGTAGCTCGTGCGCTTGCAGGTCTGTCCTCTAAAATTGCCGTACCAAGTTTCAGGATCTAGGCCTTCAATCAATTCTGTTTCGTCGATGCCAACGATAACTTCTGTAACAATGCTTGAATCATCTAAGAATGCGTAGTGTGCCATTATGTCCAACTCACATTTCCTGTGCCAGAAGTAATGGTTGCACGCTTGTAACCGCCAGAAGGTGATGATTCTGTACCAGTTAAACCAGCACCGATTGTAATGGTTCTAGTATCTGGATAACGCAGAACTACGATTCCAGAACCGCCAGAACCAGATGATCCGCTAAAACCAGCCTTACCATCTCCGCCATTACCTGAATTGGTAGTACCAGATGCAGGACTTACAACTCCACCTTTACCACCAGCAGCATATGTAACTGAACTTCCAGAAATTGAAGTTGCTACTCCACTACCGCCTGCAACGTTTTGGCTCGATGCAGAACTTCCAACGCTTCCAGCGCCTCCGCCCCCCGCGGCGTATCCACCACCAGGTGCCGCGCCGCCAGCAAAACCTTGACCTGAAGGAGATGCTGTTCCTGGAGCGCCACCTGTTGCACCACCGCCACCTGATCCACCATTCTTACCTGCTTCGCCTGTGCCACCACCTGCACCACCGCCACCAGCCGTGCTTGTTATTGTTGCAAAGATCGAATTATTGCCATTATTGCCAGCAAGTCCTGCCGTACTTTGTGCAGCGCCACCAGCGCCGACAGTTACTGAATAAGTTGTGCCTACGTTAAGCGTTAATGCAGATTCTAATGATCCGCCGCCGCCAGTACCTGTGACTGTGCAACGCATACCACCAGCACCACCACCAGCACCATAATCGCCACCTGCGGTCGCGAAACCACCACCTGCAGCTCCTGCAACTACCAGATAATCGACTGATATTGTGGCAGGCGGTTGAACGCCTAAGAATCCAGCAATGTTGTTAAGCATTACCCAATGGCTCCAACGACGTACCAAGTGTCTGTGCCTGTCTTAATGCAAGCCGCGCTGCGATATTGTGCGAGGGTAGGTTGAGCAGGTGTCGCGCCAGCTGAAAGGACTGTAGTTGTGCCAGATGTGACCGCTTTGATCGTGCAAGTACCTGTGCCAATGTTGAGAACTGTAATGACTGTACCGATTGGGAATGCTACTGAGGCATTGGTAGGGATGTTAAAAGCGATCGCCGTCGACTTGTTCATCAACTCTAGAACTTGATAAGCGTCAGATATTGTCGCCGTATAGTCGTTGGTATTGGCTGCGCCGATGGTGTAGGCAACTAGGCCGTTATAGTCTGCGGCCGTAAAGATATCGCCTGTTGTCGCTGGAAAGCCTTCTGCCATGATTTTCTCCTAGTATCCCATAATGGATTGTCCGATTATACCGTAAGTCGATGATCCGATAATGAATCCTTCGACTATAGGCTCAAGTGTTGTAACTGTGCATTTCATTGAATTAGGGGTTATGTCCCATGCCAAGCCCTGCACCTGCAAGGTCTTAACGATTGTCGAGCCGTCTGGCTGGACGTTGGTAATCTTGACATTGTCAAAATAATCGAGGCCGATCATTGTGTCAGTCGGTACTGCCGTATCCAATAGATCGACAGTCATCGCATCGATGCGGATGGTTGTCTCAGCTCTAGTGGCTACATAAATCTTGGCAATGTCTAGGACTTGAGCATCTGTCTGAGGGATCATGTCTGTAACCGTTGTGCCATGTGGGAAATACTTAGCCGATGATGTTGCATCTGTAGCGACCTGAGCCGTGCCACCAATACGAGTCATGCTTGCCTGGTTGATGATGAGCTTGTCATCGAAGGCGTAGCGAAGGTCTGAGTAAGGAATGCCTGTAGTCTGGTTGAACTCGATGGGCGCAGCAGCCAGGGAACCTACGACGTCATTGCGATCCTTAAACTCAGCCGTTCCATCTGTGCGAATAAAGAATGCGCCTTGCTCTGCGAACTCGGCTGCCTTAAGAGCTGCTAAGGATGATCGAGATGTCCCCGGGTCTGCCTGGACTGTCGTCGATCCTGTGTCAGTAATTCTCATCGATGTAGGGAACGAGACTTGATCTAGAATCTTAGTGATGCGTGTGCCTGTCGTTTGGCCTGCAGTTGCATCGGTTACTGTCGAGACGTTAGCCATCTGGAATAAACGGAATGCATCTGAGCAGACGATATCGACATAGCCGATCTCTTGACCTGTTGGATAGTAATACTTGTACGAATCAACGTAACCCGAAAATAGAAAATGCTGAGTCGTGGCAGTAGTAGCTGCGACACGAATCTTGCGAAGTGGAGTGAGATAGCCGAAGTAGGGACTAGACACGTTCTGAGGGTTGAAGTATGAATCTGGATCTAATACGCGAACTGTGCAGTTGCCAGTCTCGTAAGTATCACGCATGATGTTACGGCCACGGCTAATCTTGATCGAGCGAGTAACGCTACTGAGATCAACTACTGGATCAGGCACTTCCGTCGATGCGAACTGAGATACTCCGATAACGCCGTTGATAGGGTCGCCAATAGTAAACGGATAGCCGAATGTAGCGCCCTGGCTAAAATCGAACGATACCGAAATAGTGGCAGGAAGACTCATAGTGCAATAGCGCCCTTAGCGCCGAAACGGTTGGTCTGTGCGAACGTGCCAGATAGAGAATCGTTTACCTGCTTCTGAGTGATTGCTCCAGTTACGACGTCGCCATCGAGGTAAACTTCGACATTGACTGCCGCTTGGTTAGCGCCTTGGAATGAATTGACTGCTGCCATCAATTCCATTTGAGCATCTGAGAATGTCGATGATGGAGCGACGGGCGCAGCTTGTAATTGTGCTACAGATACGCCAAGAGATGATGCCGTGTAATTTAGAAGCTCGCTTGGTAGCGTCCAGTTGCGATAAGGGTTAGGAGCCTCTGGGGTTGTCAATAGTGATTGGCGCAACTCGTTCTGTCGCTTGACTGCTGCATCTAATTGATCAGATAAAGACGTCGCAAGATTGGCATTGCCTTCAAGGATCGACTTTTGTAGCAATAGAGATAAGCGATCAGTCTCGCTGATCTGTCCCTTGAGAGCAGCCTCTAGGCTAATAGCCTCTAGATTAAGCGTCTTTGATGCCTTCTGTAGGGCTAGAGATTTCTTGTTAGTATCAAGGGTTTTCTTTTGTAGCGCTGCTAACTCACGAGCGCGCTTTGCTGCTGCCGCTTCTGCTGACTTACGAGCTGCAACTTGTGCTGATGTCTCATAGATACCCATTGGCTGAGAGCCTAGGTAGCCCATCGATGGCGCATTACGTCTTAACTTTGCTGCCTTCTCCGCTGCTTCGATGGCGGCTAGAGCATTCTTCTCATAATCATCGAACGGATTAAAACTAGCCAGGATGGCACGATCGCTTGTAAGGACGTATAACTTACGGAATCCGAATACTACTGCTGAGACTGTATCTGCAATCTTTGTGGCAAGGGTATCGATCTGGTTTACGAATTGTGTTGTATCGCCTGCAGCGAATACTGAAACCAGGGAATCAACTAGCGCTCCGCCGATTTTCTCGCTTGCCTCGCCTGCTGCAGTTGTGATGAGCTGCAACTTACCTGCATAGGTAGTCAAGAACTCAGCACTAGCGCCAGAGAATTGCTTATTGAGTCGTTCTTGCACATCCGCGAACTTCATGGTCTTAAGTTCGGCTTGAGATAGTCCTAGCGAATACTTACGAAGTCCACGAGTCTGACCAACGTAAGCCAGACTAAGATCATTAACTACTGTCTCATAATCGACGCCAGACCCGGCGGCGATATCAGTCGCCTGGGTAAGTAATTCCTGCGCCTTAACAACTGAGCCAGTAGTCTGCAATAGTCGTTGCATTGCTGGACGTAATTGATCATCGGTGACGCCAGACATCTTGGATAGATCAGAGATATAACGCTCGATGCGTGGAGTCTCAAATTCTAATCCGAGATTCTTAACTGCTAGGGCTAAACGATTGGCAGCCTTTTCGTCCTCGATGAAAGCCATGGAAGCGTTCTTAGCGAACTTGAGAAGCTGCTGCGCTCCAAATACTGCTGCAAGGCTTTTACCTAATCGCTTGACTTGCTTATCAAGAGCGCTAACGCTTTTGCTCGTGTCGCCAAGTGCTTTCTTGCCTTTATTCTCGACGACAATCGGAATCCGTAACTCAGCCATTGTTATTGCCTTTCGCGTTAAACTTTGCGGCGGCCTTCTCTAGGGCTCGAATTACTCCGACCTTGGCCTTGCCTTGATCCTGATCGTAAGCCTTGAACATCGCACGGCCTTGCATCTTGTTACGGCCTGCAAATGAGCCTTCAAATCTTGGTGAAAAATTGCCAGTCATTCCAGACTTACGTCCGGCGGTCTCAACGATCGCTCCTGCTGCAGTCTTATTGTGGATCGAGACTGACTGCACCCATCCCTGGCGATTAGGCTTAGTAGGCGTGAGCTTGTATCCAATTCCTCGACGTGCCTCGGCAGCGTCATACATAGGGAACTTGGCAGTCTTTACTTCATGCTTTACGAATCCAGATGGAGCCTCTGCATTAGATGGAAGGAATCCTCTAGCCTTCTTTACAACTGGCTTAAGAAATCCGACCATCTCATCGCGAGTTTCTTTATCAAGATCAGGCGAGAATTGCTTAAGAGCCTTCCGAAGCGCACTAGCGCCTTTTAGCTCTGTAGGCATCTGCCTGCTCCTTTGCTCTATCCTTCAGCGCCTTAAGTAGCATCTGAAGCATCGATGAATCTAAATCGATTAAAGATTGTGGAGGGATAGCCGTCTCAATGCTCAAGCGAGCGATGAGATAGTGGATGCTATCCCTGCCTAGGCCAAAGGGTCAGACTCAGCAACCTCTACACTCTTGAGAGTTTCGAGAAAGTCTGCGCCGAATGGCTTGACTGTGACTCCACTTAGTCGAAGGCCTTCCCATGCAAGCCAATAGACATCTGACTGCTTTTCATCATCGCGAAACGCTTTGTGAAATCCCTTTTTAGCATATAGCTCGAACGCGTACTCTAATCGAGGAGTGATCTCGATCTCGGTGACTGTGTTGTCTGCCATCGTGACTATTAACTTTGCCATGCTATGCCCCTTTGTTTAGTTTCTTAGAATGTGCCTGTTGTGGCTACTACTGTAGTACCTGATACGTTGAATGTCAGGCTCTGGACTGCAAGATCAGCAACGCTGCCGTTGATGTCTGTTGTTGAGTTGATCAAGCAGGTCATTGTATAGAGAGGGTTAGTTGCAGAGACTGCAGTTCCCTTTTCCTGGAGTAGCACTACTGTGACGTTAGTTCCCCACGCAGCTTGCAAAGTCTGTAGGACGTTGGCTGTTGCTGTGTCATTTAGGAAGTCGATTGTGACTGATGATGCCTCAAGGCCTTTAACGAACTTGTGTCCGCTATCGCCCATCGCTGTCACTTCGAGTTCGTCGAAAGTGCGGTTAAGTGTTACTGCGGTAACGTGATCTGAAAGATCGACTGTGTTAATCTTCACGCCGACCTTGTTATTTAGAAATACAGCCATGAGATTATTCCTCGTCTTTCTTAGTAGTTACTGGCTTAGGTGTTGATGGTGCTACCTGCCCGATCTTGATCAGGAAGGCCTCTTGCTCTTTTTCCCACTCGGACATTTTAGCTCCAACTCGTTAGGACTGAGATATTGATATTACATGTAAGTAGATCACCTGAAGCGGCACTTAGTACCGCCGGGGCGGATACCTCTGTGACGTTATAGGTGTAAGAAGATGCAGCGAGCAGGTTAAATACCCGAACGATGTTATCTTCGATCCCGTTAAGGTTGCCTTCATTATCGAGCAAAGGAACCATTACGGAAATTACGAAATTGGCCATAGGCGAAATAGTTGAATGCCAGCCATTAGATGGTGAAATATAAGGATCAGCAGGTGCGACTATTACGCTATTGGCGATGGGTGTTGCAGGCGGAAATGAGAAAACTGAATATTTCGTATTGTCTGTAAGAGCTGCGGCGATTCCTGCGCGAAGGGTTGATATGGCGGCCATCAGCCCACCATCGATCTCGGATCAAGATAAGGTGCGAGAAGGCCACGAACACGAGCGAGTAAAGTGTTGCCCATGCGGTACGGGCTTGGCTGATATCCATCGATGGTTACGCCGCCGCTTGACGGGGCTTGACGAGATTGCCAGATGTCAATCGAGATCATAAGCGCAGCCTCTTGGATTGCCGGGATCGTTGCGTAATCTGTGTAAGTTTCAACTGCAGCGATGCCATAAGGCTCAACTGTGTGTCGTGGATTGTCGCTAGTGTGAGCCGTAGTTACGTTAAATGAACGAGTATCGACTTTTGTAATTGTCTTAGTCCCATTGTAGCGACTACCTGCACCTGAGATTGTTACAGATTGTCCAACGTAGAAATACTCGCGGATATCCTGAT